CGAGGACGGTTAATATCTGTAGTTGATGTTGGGACAACTGTAAGAGGAGCAGGGGATTCATCCTCATCAAGTTGGGCTCCATATGAGCCAGGAATAGTGGGGTTGTCTTCACCCTCTGTAACATCTTCCCATTGTCTCTTGTAGGAAAGTTCTGCAGGAAGTCCTGCCATGTTGTTATAGGTTGCACCGTTTGTATCGTAGTACTTAACGATGTCTTTCATTCCAATAATCTCTTTAAACTCACCAAACTCGCCAAGAGAAGAGGCTGTTGGGGCGCTTTGGAACGGATTCTCTACACCAGTCATTTTTGCAATGCCAGCGGTTTGTCGAGAACCAAAACCGTACATAGAGCCTAACTGCTCTAAGGGGCTGCGTAGTTCCCCAGATGATGGCGTAGCCACACGCGTTTTGCGTGAGGAACTACCACCACCTGAGGGACGACGACTAGGCATTAGATTAGGAAGCGAAGTAAGGTGTGATTGTAACTGTTGCACCGACTGCTACAGATGTACCTGCTGCAGTTCCCTGTGCCTTGATGCGTCCAGCACGAGCAGCAACCTTAGCGGTAACGCCTGTGATGCCAGTGTGGGTGGTGATGTTTCCATGGGTTTGTGCCCACGAGAAGTTGTTAGCATCAGAAACTGCTGTGATGGTGTGTGTACCATTAAGGTCAGCATCGTTTGCAGCGTTTCCTGAGCCGTTAACAAATCCAGCAACAACAACAACGTCACCAATTGCATAACCGTGACCTGTTGCGGTGACAGAAACTACGTTAGAAGCAAGTGTGACTGCTGAAATTGCAGGTGTGAATGCAGACTGAACTGACGCAACGAGTGTTGAGTCAAGAAGTGTGTCTGTAGCATCTGCTGTAAGTTGACCAATAACATTTGGAACAACCGCATAGTCAGTTCCGCCAGACTGAGAGCCTGTTGTGTTTGGTGTGTACTGAGGATAGCCATTCCAGCCATCTTCTGCAATATTGTGTGAATCTAGTGTGTAATCTAGGTTAGATCCACCATTGTCACGGCGAACGTCGTTTGGCTGCAATGGGAAATTACCCCACACGAAGTCAATTGCGACGTTACCTTTGTCATCTAGAAGATGACCGTCTTGATTAGTAGCCATTTATTTCCTCACAATCATGATTGGTTAGTTCAGCCTCTAGAAGTACTTCTCCGCAGTCGCGACATCTGAAGAAGCGTGTTTCATCTAGTCCGACGTGTAATGAGTCCGCGTGTGAGTCCTCGTATGCCATCCGAGGTTGGGCTAGAACTTCAGAAGGAAACGGTCCTTGAGGGCTGTGCGCTCCTGATGGTACAGCATGTCCCTGTACCGCGAACTTGCGAATGACCTTCATTATTCTGAAGGTGTTGCTGGCGTTGCCTTCTTTGTTTTCGCCTTAGGAGCGAGTGCTTCTGTAGCAGATGCTGCTTCTGCAGCATATTGCTCTGTTGTACGAAGAAGACCAGCAATCTTACGAGGCTGTAAAAAGCGTGGAAGATGTGGCTCACAGTATGGAATTGACTTCTTTTTACTGATGTCATAGACATACATCGCATTTGAATCGCAGTTTGCACACTTCATGGGTATTGCTCCAATCCTAGGCGTACATCATATCCGCCAGTCATTGGTCCTGGGCGCGATGGGTCGGGAAACATCCCGTCAAGTTTTGCTCGTTGTTCAGGAGGAAGGTCTGGATGATTTGCTACTGCTTGAGCACGATTCCAGAACTCTGGAGGATACATTCCAAAATTACGAAGGATTTGTCCTTGAGTCTTTAAATTAGGATGGGCATTTGAACGAACTGCAAACTCTAAGATTTTACGATCGATAGTAGTAAGCGGTGGAGTCTTTGCATTTACTCCAGCATTAAAATGCTCGTAAGAGTTATCGTCTTTGCTTACTTGGCCAGCCATAGTTACTTCTTTTTAGGCATGGTTCCTGGAGCAGTTGGCTTAGCGCCGCGTGGCTTCACAGGGACAGGGTTAACTTTTGCTCCAGTAATTGGATGAATTGCTGTTTTGTTCTTAAGTGTTCCTGGCATTGGTGCTCCTGTAGTTGATGGGTTTATTGGTCCGCGCTTACGATACCCAGGGATTGGTGCCCCAGTGTTTTCTGGAGTTGGTGTTGCCCTGTGTACGACCTGCATCGTAGAGGCATCGTCAAGTTTATTCTGCTTATATTTCTCGTGCTCTAAAAGCATCTTTTTGTAAGAAGTCTTTTTTGCGCTTCTGAGCGTGCTCTCAATTCTATCTACTGCCCAGTCTCCTGGGTTGATGGATGAGATGCTCATAGGGTTATCTTCCCTTAGTTTGTTGCTGAAATCTCTTTATTTGTTAAGCAATTTTCAATAGTGATCAGGCGCTCGCCCATCTCAACAAATGCCTCAAGCATTTTGTCTTGAGTCTCAATGACCTTTTGCTGGTTTTCATAGAGGCGGTCTACTCTATCTTTAACTGTAGTAAACCCACCGTTGCGGCTTAACTCGCCGTCCATGCGGTTCATGCGCTCCATGATTCCTGGAATAGCGGCACGACCTGGTTCCTCTGGGGTACCTTCCCAGTCACGCTTAAAGCGTTCCATCCACTCAGTAAACTCTTTAAGTTTTTTATACGCTGGACGCAAGAGAACCCCCAAACTGATAAGAGCACCAGTGACAATGCCCAAAGAGGTAAAGAACGTTGTCACTGGGTCTCTCCTAAACTAAATTACTTGTTGTTAGATGCAATAGTTTTTTCAGCGTCTGTTACTGCAGTTGCTACACCCTGAGCGACAACAGCCTCTGGGAGACCTGTCTTCTTAGATATAATGTTAGCAACTGATGCTGGATTCAACTTTGCAAGTGCTGGAGCAACTAGACCTGCTGCAAGTGCCCAAAGGACTGACTTGTAATCGTGATGGCCTGGTGTCTTCAGAGTGATACCGACGATACCAATTGCAGTACCTGCGGTTGCATATACGTAGTGCTCAACAAGCACAAGGATCTTCTTATCCATGGATCTCCTAATGTGTGGGGTTAGTTCTTATCCTTGGGGTTACGAAGTCGAAACGTCGCAATCCACAAGAATAAGGATATAAGAGTAGCATCGCCAACAACTGTTTTGGCGCTACCTGTAAGGACTAACCATGCTGAGAAAAGACCTACAAAAGTCCAAATCTGGTTAGCAAGGTCTGCAAATAGGGATTTAAGAAACTTCATTATTACCTCTTTCTAAAGCGAGCAACTGCACCAACGGCAACAGTTATTACTAATATCTTTTTGGCTTTCTTTCTAGTAACAGGAGACATGTCATTGCCGATATTTGCCATAGCGACAAATGCGTGATTGAGTGCTTGTGCTCCAGGTACTGCTGCTATTGCTCCTGTTACTGGTGTCTCGATAACTGGAACAGCAACATCTGGTGCGTTAAACGAAGCGCCGCCTGGTTGTCCGATAAATGTGTCCGCAGTAGTAATCGCCTCTGGAGGAATTGGAAGGCCAGATCCTGGAGGTGGTGCTGGAGGAGTTAATTTTCCATCTTCTTGAACAACTTGTGGTGCTGATTGGGTACCAAAGAATTGGATACCGCCATTCTCAACGCCTTTAACGTCTACCTGTACGTGGGCAACAAGAACCTCTGCAGGAGCAGGCTTTGGCTTATCTGTAGGAAGTTGAGCGGCACTGTTAGGAACTATGCCAATATCTTTTAAAGCCTGGATTACAGTAGGAGCCAAGTACTTCTCTGGAGCAACTGCAGGAACATATGTTTCTGCGGTAGTCTTATCTGTCACTACAACAACAGGAGGTGCTGGTGGAGGAGTTGGAGTTTGAGTCTGCTTGGCCGCATCAGCAGCAGCCTTGGCAGCGGCTGCATCCGCAGCAGCCTTAATATCAGCAGCGGCTTTATCTGCTGCGGCTTTATCTGCTGCGGCTTTATCTGCGGCGGCTTTATCCGCTGCAGCCTTATCTGCTGCTGCTTTTGCATCTGCAGCAGCCTTATCTGATGCAGCCTTTGCATCAGCGGCGGCTTGAGCATCTTTTGCTGCTTGTGCTGCTGCTGCATCTGCTGCTGCTTTAGCATCAGCAGCGGCTTGAGCATCTTTTGCTGCCTGGGCATCAGCGGCTGCTTGTGCAGCAGCGGCATCTGCTGCCGCTTTTGCATCGGCTGCTGCCTGTGCTTTAGCAGCGGCTTGTTGTGCAGCCAGTTTATCTGCAGCCGCCTGTGCTGCTGCATCAGCAGCGGCTTTATCTGCTGCGGCTTTTGCTGCGGCTGCATCCGCAGCGGCTTTAGCGGCAGCAGCATCAGCGGCAGCCTTGTCAGCAATCGCTTGTTGAATAGTTGTAGTTGATTGAGCAAGAGTTGTTGATGCTGTATTAGCCGCCTGAACCGCTATATCTGCTGCAGCATTTGCTGTGTTGGCATCTCTTGTAGCAGTTGCTTGTGCTACCTGTAAAACGGTTTGTTGTACTGCAAGGTTTGATTGCGCATCTGTTAAATCTTGCTGAGCAAGTGTTAGGTTGTGCTGAGCAACTGTTAAATCAGATTGCGCTTGGTCATAAGCAGCCTGTGCGTCTGTAATTGCCTGTGTTCCAGCGGTAAGATTGTTATTAGCAGCGCAGTATGCATCCCACGCAGTATTACGAATTGCTAACTGAGCATCGTATGCAGACTGAGCATCAGCAACAGACTGAGCAGTGGTTGCCACTGTTGCCTGTGCAGTTGTCAATGTTTGAGTGGCTGTGCTGAGAGTGGCTTTAGCATCTAAAACATTTTGTTTAATAGGGTCAAGTGCAGCAACTGCTGTAGCAGCAGCCTGTACTAATACAGGGTCTTGAGTAGTAGTTGTAGTACCAAAAGCACTAGCGCCAGGAGTTGTGAAGTACCCAGTTCCGTTTGCTGTAGTAATTCCCCAACCAAGAGTTACCCCAGCACCACCACCATTTTCGTAATACCAAATAGTAAGTTGTTGTGTTTGTCCACCAGTTACAGAGTAAGTTGGACTATAAGGGCTCCAGGTTAATCCTTGGTCTCTCCAGTTACTTATTGCTAAAGTTCCATTGACATAAAGTTTGGATCCATCATCTGAGTAGATAGCATACTTAACAGAAGTGGCATCTGTTGGAACGGTAATTGTTCCATCAAAACGGATGATTACATGGTCCGCTAAACCAGAATTCAATACAACACCGCTACCCCAGTTAAACGCAATGTTAGGAACGGTAGTGGTAAGAATAGGTGTTTGATTAGCAATAACAGGGGCTGCGCCATTTGTAGCACGATAAACAGTCGCTGTTACTCCATTAGTTGTTGTTGTGACAGTAGATGCCGCAGCAGCGGCTTGTGCCTGTGCCGCAGCATTTGCAGCATCTGTAAGTGCCTGTTCTTGTGTAGCAACTTGAGTTGTTGCAGAACCCACAGCGGCTTGAGCAACTGGTACTGCAGCAACTGCTGCATCTGATGCAGATTGCGCTATCTGCAGTGTACTCGTAGCAGTACCAAGGTCTGAGTTTGATTGATAAAAAGTGTTCCCTGTAGAAGTAACAGCATCTTGTAACCCAGGTAAAGCACCTTGTGCCGTTGTCAAAGTTGTTTGCGCACTTGTTGCTGTGGCAGTGGCGGTATCAACTGTAGATTGAGCAACAACTACTACTGAAGTTTTATCTGAAACTGTGGCTTTAGCAGCGTCTACACCAGCCTGAGCCACAGGGACGATTGCCGCTGATGCTTGAGCCGTAGTTAGGGCGGTTGTGGCATCAGCAATTGCTGTTGTTGCGGTATTGATTGCAGTAGTAGCGTCCGTAACAGCCTGCTGAGCCACAGGAAGTTCTGCCACTTTAGTGGTTACATCAGGGATTGCCTGAAGAGTGGTAGTAGAGTTAGTTACAGCAGTCTGTACCGTGGCGGTGGCAGTATCAATTTTGGAGGCTATCTGTGGCAGAGTTATGGTGGAAGAAGGTTCGGCGCTTGGAGCAGGAGTTGGAGCAGGCGAAACAGGCTGCTGCGAACTATCAGAAGGACTGGAAGAAGATGCTGGACTTGGTGAAGGCGATGGACTCTGCGTTGGAGCGGGAGCAGGATTTGACGAAACGGTTGACGAAGAGCCTGATAAAGAAGAAGTAGATGGAGTCGTGGGTGCTGGTGTTTGCTCTGTTGTTGGTGACTGTGTTACTGATGCGCTATCTAATGACGTGGAAGCCGCTACAACCGTGGAAGTATCAACAACCGTGGATGCAGCAATCGGCAGAGGCGCAACGACGGTCGTTGAATCGGTTGAAGCAGTCTGAGTAGTGTCTGCATGTGCAGAAGCAGCAAAAGATAAGCAGAAGAGCGCTGCTCCTCCACCTAAACTTGCTGTGATGATACGTTTGCGTGAGTCAGATTGTGCTGCGAATGTACGCAGTGGTTTCAACTATTCCCCTCGGAACGTTAATGGCCTCGCTAAATTATAGCGGCTTCCAATTTTTATTCACGATGAAGTTTTCTCCTCCAGAGTTAACAGACTCACCTTCAACTCCTCGTCCTGGAGAAGACCACGTAACAACTGATGGATTTGCTACAGATTTAATCATTGGTGGAGCATATTGAAACTCTTGTTTAATTCCACGACGTTGATTAACCATTAAAATCTTACGATTAAGTTGTTTACTCATTTTCTTCCTTTAAATACTTGATGGGATCGTGTCCTTTAAACTGCTTTTTTGATAATGGGCGTGGACCACCACTTGGAGGAAGTTGCATTAAAGCCCCAATACCTTCAGTGGAGTACTGATGTGTAGCAATCTTATGAGCAGCCTGTTTTTGATCAAGTTGAGTTTGAATATTGGGGTTCTTGCGTGGTTTGTACTTTGCCATTACGCAGGAGACCCGCCTGCAGCACCTGCTGCACTTGCTGCTGTTCCACCTTCACCCATGCCGTTAGCAGTTCCAAGACCCATAGAGTCTTCATGCGCTT